TACAAGGAGAATACAAATATTCCTGATAAGGAAGATGGTTTCGATCACATGAATGATGCTTTAGGCTACATGATTGATTATTTAAAACCACTAACTACTCAGGCTAATTTTTCTTCTCCAACAAGATGGACAATGAAATAATATGGCATACACAAGAGATCAAGCAATAGAAACTCACAAAGACTATTCAGAAACAATTAATAATTGGGAGTATTATATTAGATCATATAATGGTGGATATGACTATATGATTGGTCAATATCTAAACAGATATAATTTAGAACTTGATAACGAATTTAATCAAAGACTTGCTAACACTCCATGCGATAACCATTGTAAAAACATCATTCAAATTTATTCATCATTTCTTTTTAGAGTTAGACCAAGTAGAGATTTTGGTTCATTAGCTGATGAGCCTAGTTTAGAATCATTCTTAAAAGATGCTGACTTAGAGGGTAACAATTTAAACTCAGTAATTAAATCTGCACAGAACTATGCTTCTATCTATGGTCATTGTTTTTTAATTTTAGATAAACCTAATGTTACTACAAATACTAGAGCAGAAGAATTAGAACAAGATATTAGACCATACTTATCAATCGTAACTCCTGAGAATGTTTTAGATTGGAATTACGAAAGACAATTAAATGGTAAGTACGAATTAAACTATTTAAAAATCCGAGAGGAAGTAGATAGAGATGGTGGTACATATATGCGTATTTGGTATCCTGATAGAATTGATACCTTGTATATGCCTGAAAGAGAAGAACCTCGTGTGATTGATACTGTAGATAATATGATTGGTAAAATACCAGCAGTTATTTTGTACAATTCTAAATCTCACAAAAGAGGAATTGGCCAATCAGATTTAACTGATATTGCTGATCTACAAAAATCTATCTACAATGAATATTCTGAAATGGAACAACTAATCAGATTAACTAACCACCCATCATTAGTTAAAACTCCAAGTGTAAATGCAAGTGCTGGTGCTGGTGCTGTTATTGAAATGCCTGATGAACTTGAGCCAAACTTAAAACCATATTTACTACAACCATCTGGCCAGAACTTACAAGCTATTATGGACTCAATAAATAACAAGGTAGAATCTATAAATAGAATTGCACACACAGGGGCTGTTAGAACTCAAAAGACAGGAATATCATCTGGTGTAGCTTTACAAACTGAATTTGAATTACTTAATGCTAGACTATCTGAGAAAGCTGATAACTTACAAATAGCTGAAGAACAATTATTTAGATTATATGCTTTATTCCAAAATGCTAAATTTGATGGAGAAATAAATTATCCTGATAGTTTTAATATTAGAGATTATGCAACTGATCTAATGTTCTATCAACAAGCTAAAGCAATCAATGTACAATCTCCAACATTATCAAAAGAAATTGATAAAGAAATTGCTAGAGCAGTAGTTGATGATGATGAGAAGTTAAATATTATATTTGATGAGATAGATATTAAAACTGAAGTCGGAGAATTTACTCAAGACGAGGCAGTACAAGTAGATCAAGAAGTGGCACAAGAGCAAATATAAAAAAGGCGACCATATAGATCGCCTCTTTCATTAGTTGGTTAATTAATTATTTAATAAAATATCTTGTTGTTGTAAATACTCTTTTTCAGAATTATAAATAATTCCACCAGAAGAAAGATATTTACCTTTAGATTCTGCAATAGCCCATCTAACAGCTTTAAATTTTGCATCATTTTCAGTTTCAGCAAATGGTCTATACCATTCGCCTCTTTCTCTTGGAAATTTAACACCATTTAAAATTACTTGAACATTATGTGCGTCCCAAGTTTTTTCGTATTTAGTTTTGATTGTTTGTTTGTTCATGCTCTCTCCTTTTTTATATATAAATATTAGTAAAAATTGATATAAAGGTCAAATAAATTAAAACCTATTAAATGCTATATTTTTGATAGAACATAATTAGAACAAATGGCTGACAAAGTAAAAAAAGCAACATTATATCGAATCAAGCAAATAGAAATTGCCGAAGCTGAATATTATCAATCATTAATAAATACTTTAGACAGAATAGAAAGAGAAGTAGTTGCTACTGCATCAAGATTACCTTTAACAGATGGTAAGTTAGTAGAATTGCAATCAGCTATTGCAATAAGACCACAAATAAAAGCTATCTTGGAAAGAGAATATTTAAAATGGTCAGATACAGTTGTTAGAGAGGGTTTTAACAAACAAGCTAAACGAATTGAGAAAGCATTTAAGTTAATTGGAAATATACCACCTGAGTTTCAAGAATTAACAAAAGGCGATCTAGCTTTAATCCAAAATTTAAAACAACAATATTTCACTCAGTTTAAAGATGTATCAAATACATTTACTAGAAATTTAGCAGATAAGGTTTATCAGAATACACTTATTGGAAGTGAGTTTTCTGTACTTGAAAAAGAACTTAGACAAACAATCAATGGTATTTATGCTAGTTCAGATGACCCAGAAATAACTAGATTAATAACTTATATAAACAGAAATCAAAATTCAGATAAAGCAGAAGTTCAAGCTAAAGTTGATAAATCTGTTCAAAAATTACAAAGTAAATTTGCTAGAGATAGAATTGGAAATAATATGAAAAGATATGCTGGTCAAATACTTAATGATTCTCTTAGAGATTTTGATGCTACTTTGAACTTCAATAAATCTCAAGATGCTGGTTTAACTTATGTTAAATATTATGGAGATGTAATACCTACAACTAGGACTATTTGCAGAAATGTAATAAATGGGGTATACGATAGACGGAAAGGTGGACTTTTCACAGTTGATGAAGTCAGAAGATTATGGGCTAGTCAAAGTTGGTCAGGTAAAAAATCTGGCGACCCTTTGATTGTTCGTGGTGGTTATAACTGTCGTCATCAATGGTCTTATGTCAATCCTGATTGGTATGACAGTAAAGGCGAACTAATAATATAAACTATAGGAGAAAAAATGTCCGAAGAACAAACAAATGTTGCACAAGAAACTGCAACTGAAACACCAAAACAAGAAACACAAGCTACTGCTCAAACAAATACAGCAGAAACTAAATCTAATGTTTTTACTCAAGAACAATTAGATAACATTATAAAAGCTAGACTTGAAGCTGAACAAAGAAAATACGAAAAGAAACTTCAAGAAGAAGAAAAACAAAAAGCTGAAATTCTAAAACAAAAACAATTAGAAGAAGCTAAGACTAAGCAAGACTTAGAAAAGATAATGCAAGAAAGATTATCTGAAAAAGAAAAAGAACTTAATTCTTTCAAAGAACAAATTAAGAAAGAAAAAGTTGATAATTCAATACTTTCTGTTGCATCTAACAATAATGCTATCAGCCCAAGTCAAGTTGTTGCTTTGCTTAAAGATGAAGTTAAGTACACAGATGATGGTAGAATAGAAGTAGTTGATAATAATTCTAATGTACGATATAACGCAAAAGGAGAACTTTTAACGATTGAAGAAAGAGTTAAAGAGTTCTTAGATAGCAACCCACATTTCCGTAAAGGGTCTTTGTCAGGTTCAGGAAGCCAGAATGCTATCGGTGGTAAAACTGTTAAACCTTTTAACCTACAGGACTTGGACTTAACAAAACCAGAAGATCGTAAAGCCTATGCAGAATATAGGAAGAAACGAGATTCAGGGGCTGTTGAGATAAACTTAACAAAATAACTTTTATAGGTAATAAAAATGGCTAACGAAAGTACAAGTTCTACACTATCGGAACTATACACAGAGATAGTAGCAGAGGCTCAATTTGTAGCATCTGAAAAATCCATCATGAGAAACTTAGTTAAAAACTATGCTATCACAGGTGGTGGTAAAGCAGTTGAAGTTCCTGTTTATGCAAATGTATCAGCATCAGCAGTAGCAGAAGCAACTGACTTATCAAACACAGCGATTAACCCAACTTCAGTAACTATTACTGCATCTGAAGTAGGTGTTATGACTACTCTAACTGATTTAGCAAGAAACTCTGCACCAAGAAATGTTGCTGGAGATATTGGTAAATTATTTGGGGAAGCATTAGCTAGAAAACAAGATGCTGACTTAATTGCATTGTTTGATGGCTTTGCAACTGTACTTGGAGATGGTACTACTGCTATTTCTCCAGCTGTAATCTTTAATGCTCTTTCAACTTTAAGAGCAAATTCATTACCAGCTAACGAGTGTGCAGTTGTTTTACACCCTAAAATCGCTTACGATCTAAAATCTGGCTTAACTAACACTTTTGCTGGTCTTGACACAGAAAACTCTAATGAAGCATTAAGATCAGGTTTCGTTGGAACTTTAGCTGGTATGAGAATATTTGAAACTTCAAATATGTCTAATACTGGTACTGCTGGGGACTACAAAGGTGGTGCGTTCCACAAAGACGCATTAGCAATCGCTATGATGCAAGATGTTAAAATCGAAACTCAAAGAGATGCTTCTCTAAGAGCAGATGAGATTGTAGCAACTTCTGTATATGGTGTTGGAGAAATCCACGACACTTACGGAGTTGAACTATGGAATGATTCATCTATCCAATAGTAGATAATTTGTGAGGGGGAGAAATCCCCCTTACATTTAACAAGGAGAAACAATGGTAAAATTAGTATTATCAAATGAGAAGATGGTTACTCTTAAAAGAGGTAACAAAACAATCACTAGAAGTCAGTTAGATTATGAAACTAATAAAGTGATGTATGATTTTAGAGGTTTTAAACCTGAGCAAGATGTTGTAAAAGAAACAAAGGTAGAACAACCTAAAAAGAAAAAAGTTGTGAGGAAGAAAAAAAATGTACAAGTGGATTTGGAAAAAGATAAGAAAGAATTGGAAGTGGCTGTACAGAAAGACATGGAATAATCTTCTGTTTATAGCACCTATCGTAACTATAATTCTTTTTTTAATTTATTGGGGTAAATAATGGCTAACTATACTGGTGCAGATGTTATAACTGCAAGTGATGTAACTAAATATCAACCTGATGCGTTTGAATTTGGTTTAGCATCTGGCTCTACTGAAGTATTAAACTTCCTTGCTCAAACAACTAACGATATTTTAAGACAGTTAAGAATAGAATGGTGGCCTGTATATAAGACTAATGTATTTACAGATATTACAGTTCTTAATACTGCTGAGATGGTTAATACTAAAGTTAATTTAGATCAGTTTGAACGGGCTGGTGTTTATTTATTTCTTGGAAGATTCTATTTACCAGCATTAACTAAATTTAGACCAGAAACAGAAAAAGATAGATTTGAAAGAATGGCAGAATATTACATGAGTCAATATAATATGGAATGGAGAATGATATTAGAAGATGGTGTTGAATATGATGTAGATTCTTCAGGAACTATTGTATCAAATGAGAGAGAACCTTTACATGGATTTAGAAGATTGACTAGATAATGGCTGTATCGCTACAAATAAAATCTAATCAAAAACAAGTATCTAAAAACTTCAAAAAGTTTCAATCAGTTTTACCAAGAGTAATTGATAAAGGAATTAAACAAGCTGGATTTCAATTAATAGATATTATTAGAACTAAAACTAAAAAAGGTATTGATTTTAGAGATAGACCTTTTGCACCATACTCACAAGGTTATTTAAGAAAATTAAATAAAGAGGGTAAATCAACAAATGTAGATTTATTTTATTCTGGTAGAATGTTAGGAAGTTTATCAAGTCAAAAAACAGGAAAACATAAAGTATCATTAGCATTTACTAATTCACAAATGAGGCAAAGAGCATTATTTAATCAAGTATTGAATGACCCTAAAAGAGAATTTTTTGGCTTTAACAATAGAACAGAAAAGATTATAAACAAACAATTCAATCGATTTGTAGAAAAAGAATTAAGGAAATTTAGAATATGAGTGTAAGAGAAGATATAGCATCTGAATTATTATCTACTATTTCAGCGATTAGTAGCCCAGCAATTAAGAAAGCTACTAGACAGCCATTTATATTAGACGAATTATCTGAACAACAATATCCAGCAGTAATAGTACAAACATCTGAAGAAAATAGAGATGATGCTGAATTAGGTTCTGGTGCTAGAACTAGAACAGGTACTATTGACTTTGTAATCTTAGGTTTTGTTAAAGGTGCAGAGGCCAATATAGATACTAAAAGAAATGAATTGATAACAGCTATTGAAACTGCAATAGAAAGTGATATTACTCGAAATGGTAACGCACTTGATTCGGAAGTTATCCAAGTAGAAACTGATGAGGGTAGTTTATTTCCAGTTGGTGGAATAAGAATGACGATTAGGTGTATGTACGAATATCAAGCTGGAACACCATAGGAGATAAAAAATGAGTGAAAAATTATTAAACAAAATACTTAAAAAAGTAGATCAAATAGAAAAGATGCACGACAAGGAGTCTATACTTTGTGAAGAAGTAAAAGACTTAATCGAAGAAATCAAAGAGAACTCTTTAGAAGACGATAGTAAATCTTGGGAAGAAGAAGATGTATCTGATGAGTTTGAAGAAGATTTTGAAGAAGATGAAGAAGATATTGACGAAGAAGACGATAAATTGTAAAAAGCACTATGGCTAAAGATGTTAAATTATATAAAGGTAATTCAGAAATAGTTATTAATGAAACAAACCTTGAACATTATTTAAGACTAGGCTATAAGCAAGAAAAAGAAACTAAACAAAAATCTAACAAGGATAAAAAGACATGGCAACACATCACGGAAAAGAAGGAGTTGTAACAGTTGGTGGAACTGAAATGGGCGAAGTTACTTCGTTCACTTTAGAAACTACTGGAGATGTTGTAGAAGATACAGCTTTAACTGATGCTACTAAATCATTTTTAGCTGGTAGAACTTCATTCTCAGGAACAATCGAAATGCACTTTGATGAAACTGATACTCAACAAGAAACTTTAACTGCTGGTTCTTCTATCTCATTTGTTTTATTACCAGAGGGTAATGCAAGTGGAGATGCAAGTTACACAGGTACAGGTATTATTACTGGTATGAGTATTAACAACTCAATGGACGCAATCGTTTCAAGAACTGTAACATTTCAAGGAACTGGTGCTTTAACTGTAGGAACTGTATAATTCTAATTTATGTCAGTTATTGATAGAGTTAAATCTCATTTTGAAACTCTTAAAACTATCACTATTGAAGTTGAGGAGTGGAAAGACGAGAATGG